CCCCTAGTGTACTTACAATTCAAACCATAATCGGCATAAAGGATCTTCCCCAAGCCTGGTGAGGCATAGAGGAAACCTACGCCTAGGTTGCCGAATGTTTCCACTACATCGTTGATTTCAACGGAATTGAGATTGTACCTGCGAAACATCTCCTCTGATGAAACGCTGTAGTGTGGGTATGTACCATCTACGACCTTGTGTAAAAACAAGTCTGTGTGGTAACTCTCCCCATCCCCTACTGCTCTCTTCATATTCTCTAGAAGAGGAAAGGTACACTTCGGATATGCGCCCTGGTACAGACCCCGTTGGAAGCGCCTGGCGCGTTCTAACATCGGGATCTTCCTTGTACCTGGTAGATCAAATTTGCACATTCCGGATGCGCGTAAAAGTACTCCAACATTCAGCATTGGGCGAATAACACCATCATTGTCCATGACGGGTGAATGCTTCAAAAATTGCAATTGGTGGTACCCCTCCAAGGGTTGCTCAAATCCGGAGACGACGTAGCCTGCGCTTTCTGCTGCAAGCCGGATCTGCTCTCCATCCTCGAACTCCTCAATCTGGGATATCTTGTATGCAATCATTATGTTTGCCAAATTGTTGATAGCCGTCGTGCCTGTCCAACCAGAATACATCATTAACTGGCTGGGCTGCAACTTAACCGATTCCTTCGGTCGTTCACGGTTTGATACTTTTAAGGGTGATTTGCACTGCGAAATCAGGAGTTCCATCTCGGGTTTTAACTCATCTGGTGTGATCTCGAGCAATGCTTTAAACACCGCGGGGCCTTGTGATGCATCACATGATGAAATATCCAGATTGTACATCCGAATAACTCCATTTTTGTCTCGTATCGAGAGACATGCATCATCTGAAAAATAGACGAAGAAAAACCTCCCCTGCGGGTTGATGAGGTTCTTGAAAACGTCTTCCAGTGCATACAAATCTGGACTCTTGCAAAAGCGTATCTCACCACCGTTGATAAACAGCGGCTCTTGTGCTTGTGCCAGTTTTAAGAAATTTGTTAACCTGAAGCCCAATAGCGACGCCTCAACTCCGAGGTCCACTATCATACGCGGTTTCTTGTTTGGTTTGGCCCATTCGCCCTTCTTGAGTTTCCACATAACTCTTTTTCGACGAACCCAGTTTCCATGAATCTCGCCATCACCTTCTGTAAGGTTCTTGAAGCCAGAGATTCTGAGTTCTCGTTTGTCATGTGGATCTGCATGATGCTCAATGCACTCGTCCATAAGGGTGGTGAATGGCTGGAGATGCTTCGCGTACATACTGCGAAGCATGGTCCACAACTCTGTGGCACCACCAAAGCTCGCTGATTGATTTTCAAACAGCTGTGCCTCGTAACCAGGTTTCTCTGGGAACTTGACAGCAATGAGTCTCCGTATAGCTAGGTTTACGTTCTCGTTCGAGTCGTCGAATATGCTACCATCAGTTGAAACTGATGGACCAAAGCAAGTTTTGTAGAACGTTGAAACCACTGGCCAGACAGGCAGGGGCGTAAATTTTAGTTGACCGTCAACCCAAAACTTTTGCCCACTTTGGCAAGTAAAACGATCGTTGTAGAAGTATTTCTCCTCCACGTTACACTTTACTGCCCTTATTCGAAACGGGTCAATGTGCTCCGGCAGGAAGCACAAAGACCCTAATACCTGTTTAATGGCGGCCCTCCTACACCTCGGGGCACCGCCTGGTTCGCCTTGGTCTCCTGGACCAATTTTTGCTGATATGCAAATAACACCGTATTCTGAACGGCTGCGCGACTTCTCCCGTTCAACTCATTGAGGGAGGGATAGGCGCCGCTCAAACTTTGCAGCTGGCCTATCACATGCTCGCGCGGGGCGCCTTTTGATGTGAGTGTTTTACAGTTGACGAACGCAATGTTGTCCATCATGAACTTGTAGTAGTCGTCGAAGATGACGACACGCTCACTAGTGGTGTACCCGTATTTGGCGAGGTATTCCACGTCATACTTTGACGTGGTGTCTTGTTTGAGCCAGAAGGCTGCGTTGTGGTTGCCTTTTCTACCGAATGTCAATCCTCGGTGTACTCCAACTTCCTGCACACTTGTGTGATCTGTGATGACTGCCTGACCCCTAGGGTTCAAAGGCACCATCTGACTTTCCATCTGCACGAACGGGAGATAAGAAAGCACAGTCGAGAGCACCCTTGTAACTGGGTTGCGGCTCTCTC